ATCCCAATGCATGGAAATACCAAATGCGTCAGAAAGCTTACACTGGTTGTGGCGCTCACCCGTATCAGATGATTCACCTGAGTGATGCCGCATATTTTGACGTATATATCTACGAGCGCTAACATGATTACAGATAATATGATCGCCGATTGTGCATATGTCCTGAACAATTATCACGGTATTGATTTGCCAGATGAGGTCATTCGGCAAGTGCTGGAATCCGATACGGAACTTCGAGACGAGATTCGGTGTGGGGCCGCGACCGACACATGGGTTAGAGATATGCTTATTGATTGTGTGTGCAGGCGACTACAAGTTTCCAATTATCCATGCTATGGTGACACACATGAATACACAGAAAATTTCTGGAATTCTATGAAATCAGCTTTAGAAGCCGTTGGTGGAAAGGTGCTAGAACAAGCATGATTATAGACGGACTATCTAAACGACAGATGATTATTGCAACTCTACTATGGGAAGCAGAGTCATTGGAAGAGACTGAGTTCATCATTGAACAATTTGGGGCTGAAGCAGAATCAATTCGAGAGCTTTTGATTCTAGAAGCCATTGATGAATTAGTTTGGTGTAATGGTGTGTGCGACCAAGCTGAGCAGATTCTTTGCGATATCATGCGATGAAAACCTTCACGGAAATTTCCGAGGAGATTGACCTATATGAAATGACCGGTGTGGCTCCCAAGACATCTGGATTGGGAGTTCACATCTGGATTTCATCTCGTGGTAACGCGAAACATGGCCCGCGGATTAAGGTTAGTAACACTATCGGCAAATTCGACCCAACCGACAATTTTTCTATGTCTGTAAGTCATGATCCGGAGATAGTAGCGGGTACACCCAGAATTCACCATGGACATCTGGAGACTTTAAAAGACTGGATCATAATGAACCATACTCACCTTCATAGAATTTGGCACTCAGATGTTCTAGATAGTCAGGATCATCTGGATGGAATTATCAAAATGTGAACCGGCTATTGTGTTAAAATCATTTGAATCCTTGTGAAAATTGTTGTTTACTTTTTCTCCAGACTTGATATAATAAATACATCAGCAGTACAGTAATACGGATTCAGATCTTTAACAATCCAAGATCACTCAGTAATGTACCATTGGACAGTTGGCTTAGAGGCAGCCATCCTCGATATTAAATCTAAATTTTGAAAGTGATAAATACCAATAACAATTCCAATAATATTTTATAGTTGTTCTAGCGAAAACCAAGCTAGAGATTATCAACTATGAACATTTGGATACGTTAAACCTCGGAGGAATTAACCCGAGTACAGACGTGGAGATATGTAAGACATTGATTGCCATAGGTTTTTAATGCTGTATCGTTGAAGCGTCTAGATTTTCTATATTTTATGGAAAATCATAATTATAATATGGTCATTATTTGGAGGCGCAATGAAACAATATACACCCGAAGCTGAAGCCAAATTTGAATCAGATCTTGATCACGTGATGGGTAAAGTTCGTTCACTTCTTCTGGAAAAGAATAAAGCATATGGGGATTCAGCTATAAATCCTGTTCGTGTTTTTTCCAAGATGAATGCAATGGAACAACTTAAAGTTCGAATGGATGATAAGCTGTCTCGTCTTGCTCGCGGTAACGAACTTAAAGATGAGTCATTTGACGACACAATTTTGGATCTTACGGGATACCTATTCATCTACATGATCCAACGCGAATACGAAAAATCCCGCAACTTCAACCCATGTTAACCGAGAAACTATGAGGAACTCTATACTATGAATCTCTCCAAGAGCACTCTAACTATCATCAAAAATTTTGCCAATATCAATGGCTCCATCATGCTAAAAGAGGGTAATAAGCTGGCTACCATCTCTGAAGGCAAGAATGTAATGGCTGAGGCTGTTGTCGAAGATACTTTTCCAATGGATTTTGGTATCTATGATCTGAATGAATTCCTTAATGTAGTATCGCTATTCCCAAATACCGATCTAGAATTTACTGAAAAGTATGTTCTAGTATCCGATGGGGGTGCCAATAAGATCAAATACTTTGCCGCCGGCGAAGGCATCGTAAAAGCTGCTCCAAGCAACATTCGGTTTCCTTCACCTGAGATTGAGTTTGCGCTTGGGGCTGATCAACTGGCGATGATCATCAAAACTGCATCTGTTCTTAAGGCCTCAGATGTTTCATTTGTTGGTGCAGATGGTAAGTTATCGGTTCTGGTTGCAGATAAGAAGAACGATACCGCCAACGCGTATACCGTTGAAATCGGTGAATGCGAACAAACTTTCAGCTGTAATCTTAAGGTTGATAATCTAAAGTTCCTAACTGGTGATTATGCTGTTGCGATCTCAAGCAAGAAGATTACCCGATTCAAGAACACTCAGACTGATCTGACATATTACGTGGCCGCAGAGGCTGATTCTAGTTTCTAAGATTATTTGGAGAGGGCGATTCTGTTATGTACAAGCGCCCTCTCTTGTGATAGAATACATTTTGTTATGGATAGTGCGATGAGTGATGATAAGAAAATTTCAATTTCCGAAGAAGAGTATGATTCACTTTTGAAAGATTCAATTCTTCTTAATTGTCTACAAATGATGGGCGTCGACAATTGGGATGGTTATGGTGATGCGATTGAGCAATATCAAGAAATCTTGCAACAAGAGGAAAAGTGATGAGTGTTATTGAACAAATGCTTTGGGTAGAAAAATATCGCCCACAGACTATTGATGAGTGTATTCTTCCAGAAGCAACCAAGAATATGTTCAAGGAATTTGTTGCACGCGGTGAACTTCAAAACGCTTTATTCTGTGGATCTGCTGGTGTAGGCAAGACTACTGTTGCTCGGGCGCTTTGCAATGAAATTGGTGCCGATATTCTATTCATTAACTGTTCGGAAGATTCCGGCATCGATACACTTCGCAGCAAGATTCGAAACTTTGCATCAACAGTATCTCTAACCAATTCCAAGAAAGTTGTTATCTTGGACGAATTCGACTACGCTAATCAAAATTCGCTCCAGCCGGCTTTACGTGCCGCGATTGAGGAATTTGCCAACAACTGCCGATTCATTCTGACTTGTAACTTCAAGAATCGGATCATTGAACCAATCCACTCTCGTTGTGCCGTCGTTGAGTTTAAGATCGACAATAAAGATAAACTGAAAATCGCGACTCAGTTTTTTAGACGTATCACTCATATTCTAAAAACCGAAGGCATTGAGTTCGAGCCACACGTTGTTGCCGAGATTGTCAACAAACACTTTCCAGATTTTCGACGTGTTTTGAATGAACTTCAACGGTATTCGGTATCTGGCAAAATTGATGCTGGTATTCTTGTCAATCTTGGTGACGAATCATTCAAGACTCTGGTCAAGCATCTAAAATCCAAAAATTTTACCGAGGTCCGCAAGTGGGTTGGTCAGAATTCCGATATTGAAACTAGTGCGTTATTTCGTCAATTGTATGATAAAGCCACTGACGTTTTGGAGCCATCTTCAATCCCTCAGCTAGTTCTATTACTAGCCGATTATCAACATCGAGCAGCCTTCGTAGCAGACTCCGAAATTAACATCATGGCTTGTATGGTTGAACTGATGAGCTCTTGTAAATTCAAGGAATAATCATGGAACTGTTTACTATTGTTGGTGTCGCAATCGTTTCATTTGGTGTCGGTATTATGTCAGGTATTTCAATCCGCCGCCGAGCTGAAGAAAAACAGGCTGATATGATCCTCGACGAAATCGAGAAAGCCATCGAACGGCAGCGACAAAATACACTATATGTTAAAGTCGACATTGTTGATGATGTGATCTATGCATATGAAAAAGAAACAGACAAGTTTCTATTCCAGGTGAAGAGTGTTGATGAGTTGAAAAAAATGTTGGCAGAACAATTTCCCAATCGTAACATTCTCACTTCCCGTGAAGACATGGATAAACTAGAAGCACATGAGCCCATTTGACTTCATCAATACCATCAACTCAACGAAGACCGATCTTCTAACCGAGGATCCGCTTCTTGAAAAAGACTATGTTCCATATGTAATTAATAGGCAGATGTCATACTTCTATGATACGGTACTATTCAGTAATGAGATGAATAGATGTCATGGCGTTCCTAATAAGTGGCAGTATGATTTCTATCTTCATGGGATCCGTAAGGGTAAGAGATTTGCTAAGTGGTCGAAGCCGCCAGTAAAGACAAGTGATCTAGAGCTCGTTATGTTGGCATATAACTACAGTAAGACGAAAGCAGAAACGGCTCTCAATATTCTATCCGAAGAACAGCTAAAACAGATTCGAAAAATGTATGAAACTGGTGGCCGTTAAAGTTAATAATAAATAATGAGTCTTAAACTATGTGAGTGAGGCTCATGATGACACAAAAGAACTACTATGATTGGACCATTGATTGTTTATTGGAAGTGAAATTATCGGATCCAGATGACTTTCTGAAGGTGAAAGAAACACTAACTAGGATTGGGGTCGCATCTAGAACTGGTGATACTCTGTATCAATCTTGTAATATTCTTCATAAACAGGGTAAATATTTCATCACGCACTTTCTTGAAATGTTCGCACTGGACGGGAAACCAACAACTCTGACATATCGAGATATTGAGCGGCGAAACACAATTGCCCATCTTCTTGAGGAATGGGGTCTGTTAAAAATTCTTGATAAAGAAAAAGCAAGGGATCGAGTACCCTTGAATGAGGTGAAAATCATTTCGTATAAAGAGAAAGATAAGTGGAAATTGGTGTCAAAGTACACTGTTGGAAGTCGTAAACGTTAATTTTAAAAGGTGAATAAATAATGGAAGAAAATCTGCTAAGCATTGAACTTACTGTAGCTGAAGTTAACGTAATCCTTCGATCACTAGGAAAGCATCCATTCGAAGAAATTGCCGCTCTGATTCAAAAAATCAAGCAACAAGGTGAAGTTCAACTCGCCGAAATGCAACAGGGGCAAGCTGAACAACCTGAATAAGAATTCCTCGGGAAGGGAACCAGTGTGCATGTGGACTGGTTAAATAATCACATGCAAGAATCCACCTTAGGATCGTTTGGTGCTACGTAAAGGCGTCCAGGGTCATTACACTGCTCCCCTGAAAGTGAGCGCCGGATTAAGTAACCGGCAAATCTCCATGTCTTCGGAATGGAGCTTTTAACCAACTTTCTGCCTAATAGGAGAAAACAACCATGAATAATCTATCTGTATTCAGCTCAGCCCTCAAAACTTTCGATAAATTTTATATTGGCTTTGATGAGCACTTCAATCA